GCAGCTGTTGAGGATGGACACACCGGACCAGCCCCTCGAGCACGTGAGCGATGATGGTGACGAGTGGGAGTGCACAATCCCGGCCCCTGGACCGTCACCTCTCGAGGAGATGGAGGATGACGAGGTCGACGACCATCGGTCCGAGGTGGTGCAATTGGCCCTGATGTACCTGGACCCGCGGGAGAGGCGGATCATCCGAGAGCGGTATCTCGACGAGGAGTCGAAGACGCTGTCGCAGCTGGGCCGGGACATGGGCATCAGCCGAGAGAGGGTCCGGCAGATCGAGGCCCGGGCGATCAAGAAGTTCAAGGCGCATTACGGGAAGCGAGGTGTTGCGATGAGTGAGGCGTTGAAGACCACGCGCCGCATCGTTGAGATAGAGCAGGAGTTGGAGAAGATGGGCGGGCTGCAGGACCAGTACACCGAACTCATCAGGCAGCGGCTCCGAGAGATTGAGCGTCAGCTGGACCGGAAGGAAACTCTCGAGCAGGAGCAGGACGAGCTGATGACCCGGCTGCGGAAGCTCACCGGAGAGGCGCCACCCATCGGCAGACCACGGGGCAAGAAGAAGAAGTCGAGGCCCAAGAAGAGGCCGGCACGGCTCAGCCCGGGCCAGGCCCAGGTGCTGGAGTACCTGCGTGCCGAGAGCGGGAACACGAAGTGGCTGGACCGGGATGACGTGATCGCGCACTGCAACAAGTATGAGGCGAAGACGGTCGGGCTGTATCTGCATCTGCTGAGGAGAAGGGGGCTCGCAGAGGACGATGGGAAGTACAGATGGCGGAGCAAGGAGCAGCAGGATGGTTGAGGGAGAGGCACGGGGGTACATCACACGTCGCTTCGGCGTGCAGGTCGTGAGGACCTGGTCTGGTATCGCTGAAGCTCTGGGCATGGGTGTCCGGACTGTCCAGCGCTATGCCTACAGGGCCGTGGATCCGATGCCCATCAGGAAGGAGGAGGCATCCGGTCAGGTGTGGATCCCATACAGCGAGTTGCTTGTCTGGGCGGACAGAAACGGTTTAGGCTTGCGATAGCGTCAAACCATGCCAACCCACGCCAAACCATGTCATCCACATCACGAAATGAAGCCAGGGGCTTCCCAGGTGGGGGTGAAAAACACAAACATCGAATTGCGAGAGGTGCATCCAGAAACCTCAACCGCTCTCTGGAGGCTCCCATGACACAGGCCGCTGAAAGGCGGCACCGAGACACTCGCGTGGGCCGATACCCCACGCGGGACGCCGTGCTCCTGTCCGCGCGAGCGGAGGCGAACCAGGACACCGGGGAACCGAGACCTGGGCACGGCGCTGGGGGAACTGCCAGGAGGTCTCAGGTGTTTGCTCCACCGGCCCACCTCCTGGTGGCCCCCGATTCATACCCTGGCGCGGGTGATAGCGCCACAGAAGAGACGGTCGCCGGGGGGCGGCCGTGGCGGGCGAGGGTTGCAGCACACCTCCTGACCCGTTCGAAGCCGCGGGACGAGAGATCCCAGAGCTGCCGGTGCCCGAGGCACCCCCCATCACAGCAGGGTAGAGCAGTCTGGTAGCTCGCTAGGCTCATAACCTGGAGGTCGCTGGTTCGAGTCCAGCCCCTGCTACGAGGCCACGCACGGCAGGTCCCCCCCCAACCTCGCCGGCGTGGCCGTTTTCTTTCATCACCCCCCGCTGATTGCTTCCGTCCCGTCACGGGCCGGAGCGCGGCGCGGACCATCCCCGCAATCCGCGTGGTGTGACGCGGCTCGGCTCAACCATTCGAACAGTTCTATTGGAGATGCAGTCGTGCCATTTCCTCCCGCCTCCTTCACCTTAGTCGCGAAGTGCTCAACCGCTCTAGGCGCGGTATAGATGAAAATGGGTCCAGGGAAGTCGGAGTTCCTGGCTGCTTTTATTAACCTGATGCCAGCGTCCTTTTCGTAGTTACCATTATCTTTTCGACCCATGTCGGAAATTATTGCATCAAAGGCATACTTGTTTACAGCTATCAACCTGAGGGCATCCAATGTGGTGGTAACTGGGGCGACGCCTATTCCTTCTCGACGGAGTTTCTGGATTTCGAACGCGTTGTTGCTTGGGTTATCATCAACCCACAGTACGTTTCTGATGGGATTATATATGGGAGGGAGATTTATAAGTGACTCCTCATCTTCTCCCGACAGTGAAGTCTCTGATTCTGCCACTGCCATTTCCTTCTTTGCTTCGGATTCATCTTGCTGTTCGCGTAACTGTTGAACCTTGTCCATAAGATCGTTCAGCTGTGTCGCGAGTTGTTCCATTCCTTGCTGGGCAGTGATTTCAAAGTCGCCTATCTTTACTTTCAGTCCATGGGACGCGATGGCCTGCTTTAGAGACGGATATAGTGCTATCAGGATCACTGCGACTATTAGAGGCCAAGCAAAAGGAGCCAGGGCCTGAAGTGCGTGCGTGATTGCATTTATCCATGCTTGATGGTCCATTGAGACCCCCAATCTTGATATAGACTTGTAGCATATATCGGATTGGCTAGGAATATCCTCCAAAATCGCGGCGTTAGAGCCATGTGGGCAAACGGAGCATCCCGATCTCCACGCTCGAGCCCTTCGAGCGTGGGCAGCGGAATATCACCGCAGAGGCACTTGAAGGGCTGAAGGAGTCCATCCGGGAATCGACGAGACGCATCCCGGGCTGGAAGCCGACTCGGGGCTACCGCCTCGAGACGACCATCACGGTCAACAAGAACGGCAACCGCGTCATCGGCGGACACCAGCGCCTGAGGGCCCTCGAGGAGATGGGCCAGGACTGGGTGCACCCTGATGATGTGACCTGGATAGACGTACCACCGGGCTCGGCCGAAGAGGCCCTGCACGTCATCAACCTGAACAACGAGATGATCCAGGGGCGCTGGGCGAAGCCAGCCCTGGGCATCATCGAGGAGATACAGCACGAGATCCCGGACCTGTCAGCCGGGCTCAGGTTCCAGGAGCTGAGGCTCGAGATCGAGCAGCTGTTCCCGGACCTGGTCGTCTCGGACCCGGCCCTGGACGAGGCGCCGGCGCCGCCGAAGAAGCCCATCTCGAAGCCCGGGACGCTGTGGCAGCTCGGGGACCACCGGGTGCTGTGCGGGTCATCGACCGACGCCGCCGCCATCGCCAGGCTCATGGGCAAGACCCGGGCCCGGTGGATGTGGACCGACCCGCCCTACGGCGTGGACTACGTCGGCGGGACGAAGGACGCCCTCACCATCGAAGGAGACACGGCCGAGGGCCTGCCGGCCCTGCTACTCGACGCCTTCCATGCGGCCGACCAGGTCCTCATCGCTGGTGCTCCCATCTACGTGGCGCACCCGGATGGCGTCCAATCCGTCGAGTTCGCGAAGGCCTTCCTGGACGTGGGCTGGCTCTTCCACGAGCGCCTCGTCTGGGTGAAGGACCAGTTCGTGCTCGGGCACATGGATTACCACTGCCGGCACGAGTCCATCCTCTACGGCTGGAAGAAGGGCCGGAAGAGGCCGTGGCTCGGAGGGCGGACCCAGGACACCATCTTCGAGGTGCCGAAGCCGGCCCGGAACCCGGACCACCCCACGATGAAGCCCGTGGAGCTCATCGAGCGCATGCTCGTGAACTCCAGCCGGCGCGGGGACGTCGGGCTCGAGCCGTTCGGAGGGTCGGGGTCAACACTCATCGCTGCCGAGAAGCTCGAGCGCCGGTGTCGGGCCATGGAGCTCGACCCACGCTACTGTGACGTCATCGTCGAGCGCTGGCAGACACTCACCGGCAGGAAGGCCCGTCGAAGGGGGAGCTGATGGTCGCAGCCAGGACGTGGACCCGCATCCGAAACGAGTTCGAGCGGGGGGCGCCCTGGAAGGAGCTCGAGGCCCTGGGCGTCAACAAGGGTACCATCTCGAAGAGGGCGAAGCGTGAGGGCTGGGACACCTCGAAGCGCAGAGGCGCCCGGACGAAGAAGAAGGCGAAGAAGGCCGAGGCCAAGAAGAAGCCAGCCCGCAAAAAGAAGAATAGTACCCGGGCAACATCTCGTAAAAAAAAGGGCAACACCCGGCGGAAGTCAACACCAGCGAGGCAACAGCCTCCCGCGCCCGTAGATGCTGTCGACGACAAACAGCGTGAAGTCCGGGAGGTCTGCAAGCAGGTGTTGCTCATGGCCCGCAACGCCATGGTCGTGGCCCAGAAGATGATCGAGAAGTCCAACGAGATCCTCGACAACAAGAAGTCCAACCCGTCCCGGCAGAGAGCTGCGGGGACGATGCTCAGGGAAGGCACCAACAGTCTGCACTCGGCCAGCAACGTCATCCTGAAGATTCAGAACGTCCTCAACGGGGGAAAGATGGAAAGCGCTGGTCCAGCGCCACGGGTCACGGCGGAGCAATGGGTACAGGGGCACGACGACCTGCCCCCGTAGCCCGGACCCGTCGCTGTGCCTTTCTGCTCGAAAACCTGAACCTCCAGAAGGCCACCGGGGACGACAACGCGGTCTACGAGGACCTGCAGGTTGAGTTCTGGAACGAGACCGCGGTCATCAGGATCGACAACAAGGCACGGCAGGGGGGGTGGAGCTTCGCCGCTGCGGCCGATGCCCTGGCCGCGGGCTGGCTCGAGCCCGGGACCGTCTGCAACTTCACCTCGTACAACAAGGAAGAGACGAAGGAAAAGATCCGGTACGTCAAGGAGTGCATCAAGGCCCTCTGGCCTGGGGTGCGTCCCGAGATCGTCACCGACAATGTCTACGAGCTCGAGATCGACAACGGCAGCCGGTTCATCGGCTGGCCGTCGAAGCCCCCTCGAGGCAAGGGCCGGGCCCGCTACTACGTCGACGAGTGGGCGCACATCAACCTGGACCAGGCCATCAAGACCGCTGCCATGGGAGGCATCGGTCGAGGTGGAATCGTCCGGGGCGGGTCCACACCCCTGGGGCAGCGGGGCGTCTTCTACGACATCCTGACCAACCCCCACAAGTACAAGACCTGGGTCAGGAAGACCTGGCCATGGTGGCACTTCTACGGTCTGTGCAAGGACGTCAAGAAGGCCAAGGCCGTGGCGCCCGGCACGCCCCCCGAGGAGCTCGTCGAGAGGTTCGGCACGGAGAGGCTGAAGATCGCCTACGAGGGCATGGGCGATCGAGAGGAGTTCCTGCAGGAGTACGCCTGCGAGTTCATCGATGAGGAGGGGACGTTCTTCCCCTACGAGCTCATCATGTCCTGCGAGCCCAAGTGCCCCGAGGACTGCGAGGAAGACTGCGAGACGTGCTCGATGTTCGCGCCCGTCTCCGGTGCCCCGCTGGGGATGGGCTTCGATGTGGGCCGGCACAAGCACCGCTCAGCCATCGCAGCGCTCCAGCAGAAGGAACAGCGTACCCTGGTCAGCCTCGACGTGATGCACAAGACGCCGTTCCCCGATCAGAGGAGGAAGGTGGCCAGCCGCATCGACGAGCTCAAGCCGGTCAGGACCTGCGGCGACTACATCGGCATGGGTGGCCCCATCATCGAGGAGCTGCAGGAGCGCTACGGCAAGGCCAGGGTCGAGGGGGTCATCCTCTCCAACCCGAAGAAGGAAGAGATCATGACGGGCCTCAAGGCCCGCTTCGAGAAGCGGGAGATCCTCATCCCCGTGGACAAGCGGATCCGCGCCCACCTCCATGCCATCAGGCAGATCAGGATGAAGGGCGGAGGCTTCCGCTACGACTCCGAGGCAGACGAGACAGGGCATGCCGACATCGCCTGGGCCCTGGGGCTGGCCGACTACGGCCTGGGTTCTGCACCGCGGCCGCGAGCGAAGGGAACTCTCGAGGGTGCCCGGCTCGACTGGGGAGACGATCATCGCGGATCCCGAAGGGACTGGTAACGAGTGAATGCAGTTTGCACGCTCTACAGGTCGTGAGGGCGGGAATGCCTAAGCTCGTCACTCAGGAGCCGAGGTATCTCACCGCCTCGCTTGACCTGGATCTGCCGTCCTCGGAGAGGCGCGTCGCCCTGGTCGATGCCCCCTCGCCGGCCTGGCTCTCGGGCATCCTGGACAACGCCGCCCGGGGCCGGCCCCGGGAGTTCATGGACTTCCTCGACCTTGCCCGCGAGAGGGACGGCCGGCTCGACAGTGCGGCGCAGCGCCTCGAGGGGGCCGTCTCGAGCCTCGATTGGGCAGTCCTGCCGGCGGACGTAGACGACGTCAAGAAGGACCGGGCCGCGGAGATCGCGCTGGACGCCTCGCAGATGCTTCAGCGCCTCGAGTACCTGCCCAGCCCCGGGAGCGAGCTGGGGTTGGGAGGGTTCGAGGACCTGCTCCTCGACCTCTCCAGCGCGATGTACTACGGCTGGGTCAATCCCGAGGTCCAGTGGGACTACGTCGAGAGGGTGGGGCGATGGGAGCCGGTCAGGATCGCGTTCAGGCATCCGCGCCGGCTCGCCTGGGATACGAGCTTCCGGCCCCGGCTCTACGACCCCGGCGCGAGAGGGCCCTCTGGGCAGTACCCGGGCATGGAGCTCGATCCCCTCAGATGGCTTGTGCTCAGGGGCAAGGTTCGGCCGGCCTACCCGACGAGGGACGGGCTCGGCCGGAACGCGGCATGGCTCTACGCCTTCAAGCGCTTCAGCTGGAAGGACTGGGTGCAGTTCTCGGAGCAGTTCGGAACGCCGTTCGTGCTGGGCAGGGCCGGCGCGAACGCCCCGGAGAAGGGCCATTGGGACGACGATGCGATGCGCATCCTCAAGGATGTCGTCTCCAAGATCAGGAGCCGGTCCCGTGGCGTCATTGACGCTCGAGACGAGATCGACATCCTCTGGCCCCAGGTCTCGGGCAAGAGCATCGTGCCGGCCGCTCTCTTCGATGCTTGCAACGACGACATCGCGATCCTCTTCCTGGGTGCGACCCAGGGCATGGACATCCGCGACAAGGGCACCTACGCGAGCGCCACGGTCCACAAGGGCGTGGAGCGGGACAAGGTCCGCCGCTACGGCCTGACGATCAGCAACGGGATCTCCAGGGGGCTCATCAAGGGCTGGTACAATCTCAACTACGCGGACGGGAGCGAGTTCAATCCGGCATTCTGGATGAATGCCGAGGCGCCGGCGGATACCGAGGCGGAGCTCAAGACCGACCAGGGCCTCTACGATCTCGGCTACCCGCTGCTCAAGAGCGACCTGGCTGATCGCTACAATCGCCCCCTCCCGGACGAGGACGCCGAGGAGGATGATATCCTCGAGAGGCAGGCGGCGCCGAATCCCTTCGCAGGCATCGGCGAGGAGCCAGAGGAGGGGGCCGAGGGAGAAGAGGGGAAAGCAGCGGCGAGCACGAGGCCTCGAGCCCCACTCATCCTTGCCGAGAAGCCCGAGGACTTCGATGAGGACGCGGCCGGCGAGGTGTTCGAGGGCAGCGTCTCCGAGTACGTGGAGGTGGCCGACGAGGCGGCGGTCGTGGCCAGGGAGGCTGCGGTCAAGATCGCCACGAGCTGGGTGAAGGACCAGGCCACCGACCCGGGCGTGACCGTGTTCGCCCAGGAGATCGTCGGCCATCTCGGGCCAGAGTACGCACAGGTCATCGGCAGGGGCAAGTTCAAGCCGGTCGTCGAGGCTCTCTACGAGCGCTTCAAGCTCGACACCACGGGCTGGCCCAGGGGCATCGGCTTCGACTTCGGTCCCGAGGATCTGACCTTCACCGAGTCGCTCGGCACCTTCGACAAGTTCCACTTCAGCAAGTACATCAAGGGCGATGAGTCGGAGCAGTTCGTCAGGTCGTTCCTCGAGGACTGGTACGGGGAGAAGGGTGGAAACCTCTTCGACCGGATGAAGGCCGAGACACTGGAGGAGTTCGCCAAGGGCCTGGAGGGCAGGCTCGCCCACCTGCACAAGTGGCAGGCCAAGCGCATCATCAACACCTCGGTGGCCAGGGTCCGGGGCTACGCCGATGTCCAGCAGATGATGGACGCCAGCGTGGCTGCCATGCAGTGGTACGCGCCGTCCGGTGAGCGGGAAGCCTGCAAAAGGTGCGGGAGCCTCCACGGGACCCAGGTGAGCGTGGCCCAGGTCCACGCCCACATGATGGACTTCGCCAAGCTCGAGCCGGAGCAGCAGGTGCAGCGGCTCAAGGATCTCTCGGCGAACCATCCGGTGAATCCCGAGGCGGACGAGGAGCTCAAGCGCAAGTATTTCGAGCAGTACGGCTACATGCAGCCCCTGCACCCGAACTGTAAGTGCATCTGGATCATGGTCTTCTCCGCCGCAGCCAGTGCCATCGTGAGGCCGAGGGGCATCATCACCATGAGCCAGCGGTGGCGTGACTGGAAGAAGAGGCTGTGCACCCGTTCATAGACATCAACGAGTCGGCCTTTCGGAGCAAGATCGAGAAGCTGACGCTCAAGAAGTTCAAGCGAGGCTCTCGAGCAGGAATGCACCGGGTCATCATGGCCTGGAAGGCAAAGGCTGTCATCCGGGTGCCCAAGAAGTCCAAGAACCTCATGCACTCGATCAGGGCGAGGACCCAGGGCAGTGGCTTTGACGTGGTCGGCCGCCTGAGGGCGACAGCTGATTACGCACAGCTCGTGCATAACGGCACCGGTCTCTACGGTCCCCGCCACGACTACATCAGGCGGGGATATGGGTTTAGCAGAGGCCAGAAGCCCCAGCCGTTCTTCGAAGAGTCCTGGAACGACATCAAGAAGCAGGCCCAACGCCTGTTCAAGGAAGGTTTCTTCAGCGCACTGCGCTGACAGGGGGAATCATGCAGATCGCCGACGACAAAGGCACGGGCGCCGTCCAGCACCCAGCCTCCGAGGGCGAGGAGTCTGACCTGCTCGTTCGCACGGTACAGGCCTACATCAACAAGCACCCCGAGAGCGCGGTGGTGTTCGGTATCACTACCAGCAAGGGCAAGCAGGTGCTCAAGCGTGGAGGGAAGGCTGGGGTCCGCGGTCCCATGGCCACCCAGCTCGAGCTTGAGGCCCTGGTCGAGACCGTAGCGGAGCGCAAGAAGAACGGACCACAGGTCATCCCGGCAACAAGCGTGGACGCAGGAACCGCCAAGCAGTTCATGGATGCGGTCCGTCGCAAGATGGGCGAGCTCGGGGGATAGGAGTAGCAGATGGGCTTGAAGCTGCACCAGGCTGGCGTCACCTACGCCAAGGGTCGGATCTCGAACGGTAAGGTCAACTACGACGACGAGTGGTCCTTCTCCGACGAGGAGAAAGGCGCCCTGCTCTCCGATGGCAGTGTGGAGGACTTCGGGAAGTGGCACCTCACTGAGGACACCACGGAAGCCTCGAAATCGGCCAAGCGGTACCTGCATCCCTACGGCAAGAACGGACTCGTGTACCAGTCCGCCCTGACCGCAACTATCGCCGCATGCAAGAAGGAGAAGAGCAAGGGGCGCACAAAGCTGGGCGACGACTTCGAGGCACTGGGGGAGATCATCGAGGCAGCCCAGGAGATCCTCGAGATCGTCACGGGCAAGAACGCCAACTCCAGACGTGTCATCCCTCTGGGTGATCCGTCGAGCCCGGTAGGGGTCATACTGTCCGACCCCGCGTACCCGATCCTGCTGGGTGACAATCCGGAGATGATCGAGGGCGGAGGCATCAAGGCCAAGGTGCAGATCTGCCGGACCGGCAAGTTCCTGGGCCACCCCCAGTATCCCTTCGAGATGGATGACGACTTCCTGGCCGCCATCAAGGTCAACTTCGACCGGTTCAAAAACGAGCTGGCCTTCGACTACGGCCACGACTCGGTCTGGAACATGGGCTTCCTGGCCTCGGGCTGGGGCAGGGCCCTGAGCCTCGAGCGCTCCGGTAACTCGATGATGTGCGATGTGGCCTGGACCCAGCGTGCAGCCGAGTTCATCCGCGCTGGCGAGTACAAGTACATCAGCCCGGTCATCATCCACCACACCACGGATCCGTTCACGGCCGAGGACATCGGCCCGTCGATCTGGACCGTGGCCCTGGTCAACAGCCCGTTCCTACCGGACATGGACCCGGTCCAGGCTGGCAAACTGCTCAACTCCGCGCGCAAGAAGCGCGACGACGCCCCGCCCCACCGCGTGTGGGCGGTTCCCGAGAGCGTCGTCCTGGCCCTCGCGGGCCATCCCATCAACACATCACCCCCGGCTCCGGCCGGGAACGTTCCCTCGGTACCCGCGTCGGCTCCGGCTCCTGAGCCTCCGCCCGCGCCCGTTCCCGAGGACTCGACAACCGCATCGTCAGAGGAGGACGAGATGCCGACGATCCCCAAGTCCGTGCTGGCCAAGTACAACCTGCCCGAGGACGCCACCGAGGATGACCTCAACAAGGCCATCGACGAGGAGAAGCAGGCCCTTTCCACGCTCAGGAGCGAGCACGAGGAGCTCAAGAAGGACTCCGAGAAGGCCCTCGCCCTGGCCGAGGAGTTCAAGAACCGGGAGCAGGCGAAGCGCGAGAAGGAGGCCAAGGACATGGTCGAGCGCTACATCGCCGCCGGGCGCATCACCCCGGCCTCCCGAGAGCGGGCCGAGAAGATGGCCCTGGCCGACCTCGACTCCTTCCACGAGGTCTACGGCAAGCCGGACGAGCCCGGCCAGGCCGTCGTGCCCATGGGTGACGTGGCCTCCCCCGAGGCACAGGACCAGGCCGCCTCGTCCCAGGCGCCGACCCTGGAGGAGGGCGAGCTGGCCGTGTGCTCCAAGCTGGGAATCTCCCCCGAGCGGTACGCGGAGATCAAGGCCAGCAAGGAGGCCAAGGGACGCAAGCTCGGCAAGAAGGTGAAGGTGGCCTTCGCCAACGAGTCCGGAGCCTGATCCCATGGCCGCCACCAAGCCGAGAAGGATCATCAACGAGGGGCCTCTGCCCGAGTCGGTGCGCATCCCCGCGGGGGTGGGCAACCTCTACCCGGGCACCATCGGGTGCACGGACTCCACGGGCAACATGTTCGATGGTGCCGACACCGCGGGCTTCCGCGTCGCCGGGATCCTCGAGGGCGGAGGCGCCTTCACGGTCGCGGCCTCGGACAACATCCCGGTGTATCCGGGAGGGAGGGTGAAGCTCAAGAACAGCTCCACCTACCCGCTCACCAAGGCCGACGAGAACCAGTACTGCTACCTCGAGGACAACGAGACGGTCGCTCGTCGAACGGATCACATGGTCCAGGTCGGCCTGGTCAAGAGGGTCGACACCGACGGTGTTCTCGTCGAGGTCCTCGCCGCGGCCGTCCGCCCGTAACAGGGCAGTTCCTCTCAGAGAAGCAACCAACCCGAGTGGCCTTCGGGCGCTCGTGAACAGGGGACGTGTGTCCCCATCATCCGATACGCCACAAGGAGACAATCATGGCGATCAGGGATGCGAAGGATTCCGGGGGAAGCAAGCTCACGGCCAAGATGGCCGTGATCAAGTCCGAGACCGGCAACATGCTCATGACCGATGCCTCGGGGTTCGCCACCAACGGTGCGGACACGGCCAGCTGCCTGGGCCTGGGCATCGCCCAGGAGGTCGTGGACAACACCGGTGGTTCGGCCGGGGACAAGGAGATCCTCTACCGGGAGGGCTGCTACGGCTGGATGAAGAACTCGTCCGCGAACGCCGTGGCCCAGTCCCACCTCAACACCGACGTCTTCATGGAGGACTCGGAGACGGTGGCCTCGAGCACCACGAACTCGGTCAAGGCCGGAGTCGCGAAGGAGCTCGACGCCACGCTGGGCGTGCTCGTGTACTTCCCCGCCTCCACGCCGTAGTGGGCGCTGAAGTAGCGACCATCTGAGCCCCCTTCCTGGGGGCAACCACCCCAACAGAACGGAGACAGACCAATGTTGGAGACTCTTCAGACCGCAGAGGTGGGCTTCTCGGCCCTGCTCGCGGAGGCATGGGAGAAGTTCGGGGACTACGAGAAGACGTACCCCGAGATCGCCGAGATCGACGAGTCGGGCGACATGACCACGAACCTTCTGATGGTGCTCAACGAGCCCGTCGTGCGCGAGTGGAAGCGAGGGAAGGTCAGGCCCGTCGACCACTTCGACGCCGCGAACTACGAGGTCGGTGTCACCGACCACGCCATCACGGCCGGCATCCCCGAGAAGTTCCTGCGCTACGACAAGCTCGGGCTGATGCGGAACAAGATGCTGCGGATGCCCAAGCGCATCCGCCAGCACTACGAGGCGAAGGTCTGGAACGCCCTCAACGCCGGTTTCACGACCGCGTGCTGGGACGGCCAGAACTTCTTCGCCACGGCGCATCCCTACGCGACCGACGAGGACGGCCTCGACACGTTCGGCAACAAGTTCACGGTCGACCTGAGCCACGCCGCGTTCAACGACGGGGTGGAGCGGCTGCAGTCCATCCGGATCAAGGACACGGACGATCCGCTGAACGACTGTTCCGACCTGGTCCTCTACGTCGGCCCCTACAACAGGGTGCTCGCCAACGAGATCGTCATGGAGGACAAGCTCGCTGGCAACGCCAACGCGGGGATGGCCAAGGTCGTGGTCGTGCAGAAGCTGGCGAAGTACCCGCGGCGCTGGTTCCTCTGGGACCGCTCGCTGGGCATCAAGCCGGTGCTGCTCAAGATCAACCAGAGGATGGACGACATCGTGACCCTCGACCAGCCCAAGGACTACAACATGTTCTGGCAGGACGAGGTCATCTACGGGGCCAAGGGTGAGCACGAGTGCCACTACCTGCACCCGTACAACATCGTCGGCTCCATCCCGGCGTGATCCACCGCACATGACACGGAGGGGGCCTAGCGCCCCCTCCGTGCACTGAGAGGTCGTCATGGCAGGAGACGTGTCTCGCAAGGCCAAGGTCCTGATCCGGGTCCTGAGGCCGAACCAGAGCTTCCCGATTCGTGCGGAGTACTCCCGCTGGATTCCGGGCAGGCAGTTCATCGGGGAGAAGATCTACTGGAAGGTGTCCGATGAGGACTACGCCAGACTCGATGACGTCTCCCGCCAGGGGGCCATTCCCGAGAGCCAGCTCAGGCAGGTGCGGGAGGATCCCATCTTCCACCTGGAGGATCCCTACGTGGAGCCCGGGCCGACACCAGTGCCACAGGAGGATCCTCGTGCTGTCGCCGAGAGGAGGGCTCGAGAGGCCGGGGAAAGGGCGGTCAAGGATCCCCCCGCTGCGGACTGGGACAGGCCCAAGCCGCCTCCCCCGCCCGTGAAGGTGCATAGGGGACCGGGACCTGCCCCCACTGAGGAGGAGGCTCAGGAGATCCTCCGCAAGCAGGACGAGGAGGCCCGGGCAAGAGGCGAGACACCACCCGAGAAGCCGCAGGTTCCCCGCTGTGCCTACAGATCCTGTCTCCTGCCCCTGACGGAGGAGCAGGTGGCCTCGGGGATCAAGTACTGCTCCAAGAAATGCGAGGAGAGAGGGCAGTACACCGGCCGGTCCGTGCCCGCGGCACCTCCGCCATCCACGGATGACGATCCCGTGATCGAGGAGGACGAGTCCCTGGACGACGAGGCCCGCTACTGTGCCAGCCCCGCCTGCACCAAGGGCGATGGAGACGGGCCGAAGGCCCTCACCGAGAAGCAGGTAGCCCAGGGCAACAAGTACTGCTGCCGGGAGTGCTTCCAGGAGCACCGGGCGTCCCAGGGAGACGAGGACGAGTAGTCCGTGGGCAACTACATCACCGATAGCGACCTGAAGTCGGTCGTCGGCGGCGATACCCTCTTCACGCAGATCTCGGATCTCGACAAGGATGGATTCGCTGACACGACTGTGGTCGACCAGGCGATCGAACGGGCCGAGGCTCGCGTCAACGGGTTTCTGAGGCCGAGGTTTGTCGTGCCTGTCTCCAATCCGCCCCAGCTCATCAAGGACCTGACTCTGGACATCGCTCGGTACTACCTCGCCAACAACCGAGGTATCGGTGATCTGGAGAAGTACTACCGCGCCTACAAGGACTCGATCGCGATCCTCAAGGACATTCGGTCCGGTGCCATGGAGCTCGACATCGCCACCAAGCCCACGGGCTCCGCCTCGGTCACGATGGGGGGCATCGTGGACGCTGCCGATCATGACGATGGCGGCCCGTTCTGGGATGAGACCTGGCGTGAGGAAGGGACCAGCGAGGACGACGTGAACGACGGTCTGCCATGAGCTTGTACATGGATCTCGAGGACGGCTTCGCTGTCCTGTTGAGCGACATCACCCTCTCGGGTGACATCCTCGCCCAGGCCATCAAGCGAGCGAACGCCCTCAAGGCTCACTACAACGTCCACATCGCCTCCACGGACTACCACCAGACCGCGGACACCGCGAATCCCGTCTCCTCGGCCGACGCCACCGACGAGTCCACCCTGGTCACGCTGGTGAACGAGATCCGGACCGACTACGAGGCCCATCGAGTCCTGGTCGGCGTGGGGCCGGTCCATGGTTCAGCGGACACGACCCATGTGGTCTCGGTCGCTGCAGCCACGGATCTCGCGACGGCCGTGGAGCTCCTGAAGGACCTCTTCATCCAGTACCAGGCCCACCGGAAGGACGTCTCCGGCTCGCCTGCGATCCACGCGACCGCGGACAAGTCCGACCTCGTCTTCCCGTACCTCAAGGGCGTGGCCCACTACGGTGGAAGCCTCGAGGAGATTCCGGATCTCCGGGCGAAGCTCGTCGAGGGTGCTCCCATGGCACTGGTCAAGGCTCTGCCGTTCCTACCATCCAGTCCCCAGGCGGGTGGGGCCCACACGATCCGGCCCCAGGTCGTCCTGATCCTGGTGGACAACTCGTGCAGGGGTCCATCAGACCAGCTCCGGGGCTCCGGGCTCGGTGACGAGCCACCCGGCATCTACAACATGGTCGAGCACGCCCAGGATCGGATCATCGGCAAGCAGCCGGTGGACATCAACGGCATCGCTCTCGACATCGGCCGCTGGCGCATCGCCAGTATCGACAGTCTCGTCGCTGATGAGGACCTGCAGGTCTGGTACATGGTCTTCCAGTCGGAGGGTGGGCAGCAGTTCGCTCACGTCGACCGCGCCACCCTCGATGATCTGCAGCGTGCCGACGGGCTGGGCAACCTCTACGCTGACGATGTGAAGGTCTTCGACAGCCTCGAGAAAATCCGCAACGACTGGCCATAGTCAGTCCCCCCCACAGGAGAAGCCATGAAGCGCTGGATACTCGTCAGGGCCGGGAAGGAAACCGCGCCCACGGTGTGGAAGCCTCGCAGGGAGGGTACCATCGGTGCCTCGCCCGCATGGGTGGACACGAGAGCCGCTGCCGGCGACTACGACTACTACGCCAAGAAGATCCGCGAGGGCGTCCTCACGATTCTCGACGAGTCGGACACCGATCCTCGCCTGGGCACGAGCGCGACGAGGGCGGCCAGCCCATCACCGGCCGCCCGCCGGATCCAGGCCACCGAGGACCTCGAGAAGACCGAGCAGGACATCCAGGACCTGGAGACGAAGCTGAAGGTCCTCAAGGGGGCCAAGAATCCACGACAGGGGGAGATCGACCAGGCCGAGGAGTCCCTCTCCGTTCTCAAGAAGAACAGCTCCGCCCTGAGGGCAGAGATCAAGAAGCTCGAGCCCCCCTCGAGCGGATCCCAGGACAACTAGCTCTCGCCACCAGGCGAGTCCCTAGCCGTCCCCAGCGACGGCCGAGAGAAGGAGTCTGCCGATGACCATCGATACGGGAATCGCAAGCGACGTGCTCCTGCCGGGGCATTTCCTCTTCATGAAGTACGGCGGTGCCTTCGGGCCCGCCGGTGACCAGCGCAAGATACTGGTCACGGGGCCGAAGACGTCCGAGGGGACGGGAACCGAGAACACGCTCTACTCCGTGAAGGACGACAACCACTCGGACCAGCTCGCCGGGAAGGGGGGATTCACGGCGGCCGTGTGCAGGGCGATCCGGGCGAACTACAAGACCGCCACGATCGATCTCATCCTGACCACCGACCACGGCAGCGGGGCGGCGGCCACGGGTGATATCACGCCCAGCGGAACTGCCTCCACGAACGGGACACTCACCGCGAAGATCGCGGGCAGGACCTACACCGGCTCGATCGTGGTCGGTGATGCACCGATCGACATCTGCGAGAAGGTGAACTTGCTTCTCAACCCCACGAAACTCGAGATGGCCATGCGCCTGGCCAACGAGCTCAAGGTGGACTACGAGGCCCACCGCGTCCTCACGGCTGGCGGAGTCCACGGCGCCGCCGATACCACGAACACCATCACGAGCCCGGACGCATCCGACCTCTCCAGCCTCATCACGCTCGCCAACGAGCTGAGGACCGACTACGAGGCCCACAGGGTCCTGATCGCCGGCTCGGTCCACGGCAGCGCGGACAACACCAACGCCGTGAGTGCAGCGGCGTGCTCCGACCTCGATACGGCCGTCGTCCTGCTCAAGGACATCAAGGCCAAATACGAGGGGCACAGGATCAACACCAGCGGGACACCGGCAGTCCACGGTGCCCAGGACACCACGAACTACGTGAGCGCGGCCGACCCCGTCGACGAGGTCCACCCGGACCTGCCCGTCACCTCGAAGGTCGTGTCGGCCACCCCCAAGGTCACGGTCGATGCCAAGGACAAGGGGGAGATGGGCAACCGGATCTTCCTGCGGGTCAGCACCGACGCTGGTGGCGTGAGCTTCACCGAGCCCACCGACAACCACCTGGCCTCGGGCGCGAATGAGCCGGACTACTCGAGCGCCTACGCCGTGGCCCTGCAGGACCGCTACCACTACATCGTGCCTGTCACGAACGTGCAGTCCATCCTCACCGCAGCCACCACGGGTCTCAAGGATCGCCTGGACGCGGCCGACGAGGCCGACGTGGGCAAGCGGATGCAGGCCGTCATCGGCCACAACGCCACCCCGAGCGAGGGCGAGACGCTCTGCGACGGCCTGGACTTCTTCAGGATGCAGGTCGTGAGCCTCGCCTGCGACACCCCGCCCTGGGAGATCGCAGGCGCCATGGCCGGTCTGAGGTGCAAGCACGAGGGATCGGATCTGTCCGTGAACCTCGTCAACAAGCGCCTGATCGGCGTGGTCCCGCCCGAGGACAAGGCGGACTACCCGGGCGCCAGCGAGATCAACAACGCCCTCCACGAGGGTCTCAGCCTGCTGAAGGTCAACGAGGCTGGCGAGGTCCGGATCTCCTACTCCATCACCTCCCGTCACACGAACGGCTCCGGCCAGGCTGACCTGAGCGTCTGGGGCACGATCATCCCCACGGTGGGCGACGGCTTCGGTGACTACCTACAGGCCCAGGCCGCGCTCAAGTACGACGGCTTCAAGCTCAGGGAAGATCCCACAGATGAGACCACGGTCATCCCGGACAAGACGACCACGCCCAGGCGCTTCAAGGAGTTCATCTACAAGAACCTCAAGAAGTGGGAGAGCCCCCAGTACGGGCACCTCATCAAGGTGGATGACTACAAGGACCAGATCTACGCGGAGATCAACAGCTCCAATCCCAACCGCATGGACTACAAGTGGCCCTGGGAGACCATCAAGCACCTCGTGACCACGGCCGGGCTCGGTGAGCAGGTCGGCTAGCCGATCAACAATCTGACAGAAGGAGACGCAGATGCCGGGAGTTACCAAGCTCGGTCACGGGCAGATCACCCTCGACGAGGTCCCCATCATCACGTTCACGACGTGGGACGAGGACCTCAAGGGCAACCCCAAGAAGCTCGCCATGGTCGGGATGCGAGGCATCGCCGACGGGCCGGCCGACGGCACGATCACCGTGGAGAGCGGTGTGCCCGTTGGCGGTGAGCAGTTCAACTACCGCCGGCTCGTGCGGAAGGGAACGCTGGTCACCATGACCGTCTACGAGACGGCCACAGGCGTGGAGGCGAGCTACGAGGGTGTGATCTCAAGCTACAACCGCAAGGAGGCCGTGGACGGCGAGCCCAGGAGCTCGTTCGTCTTCGAGGGCTACCCGGTGGAGGACTAGCATGGCGGAGGGCGAGAAGGAGGGGGGACTCTCCCCACTGGCGAAGCTCACGGCCGGCAAGAGGCCCGGTAAGGTGATCGACTTCCCGGGCCGGCCCGGTGTCCAGGTCGGCATCCAGGTCCCGGTCGAGTTCGACTACGACGAGGCGAGGCTCGGAGCCTGGAAGCACCTGAAGGGCAACGGCGTCGACCCCGACTCCAGCCGAGCCGCGGAGATGTACCGCAAGGAACTGTTCGCTCGAGCACTTGCCTCGTCTCTCTATACGGCCGAGTCCCACGAGAACAAGATCCGCGTGCCCCTCTGCAGCGGCGTGCAGGACCTGAAAAGGCACATCACGCCCGACGAGCAGAAGGTGCTGCTGAGGGAGCTGGCCGACTTCACGAACGAGATGGACCCGGATCTCGACTCGGTGAAGGGGCAGCAGGCAGCCGCGAAGCTGCTGGAGGAGGTGCTAAAAAAAGCGGGGAAGAGGGCGGCCTTGGTTCCACTATTGAACGGTATGCCGCCCTCCGTAGTACGGCGCTGTCTGATTTCTTTGGTCGAGCAGCATGCCAGCTTACTCGAGGAGAGATCCTCGTCTTCCTAGCACTCACCGAGCCCAAGCTCGCCAAGAAGATCCTGAGTGGCATTAGGCAATGATGAGATCCTGGAGTTCGCAGTCGGACTCCAGAAGGACCCATCCTTCGACAGGCTCCTCGCGACCCTGCCGAAGGATGTGAAGAAGAAGCTCGGGGGTGGTTTCGATACCACCTTCGACGGCATCTACCAGAAGGGAATCGCCACTCTCAAGAGGCTGGGCAGCTTCGCCGCCGGCGCCCTCGGGATCGGGGGCATCGCCGGTCTCGGGATGCGCGTCGGCCAGGTCGCTGACATCGAGATCGCGACCAAGAGGCTCGGCCGAGCCGCTGACCTGACCGCCGAGCAGGAGGACGCCCTGGGCCGGGCCGTGGCCGACTCTGCCGAAGACTTCGGCATCGCCCGGGCCGATCAGATCGCCGCGCTGCAGCAGCTCCAGGACCAATACGCCGTGGTCCACGATCTCGCGTCGGAGGGGACGCTCGTGCAGCAGCTCGAGCTGGCCACGAAGATGTCCAACGCCTTCGGGGCCGAGCTCAACGAGGTCATGGGGCTCATGGGGAGCCTCAACAAGCTCGCTGGCGTCACCGGGGACGACCTGGTCGATGCCATGGCCTTCCTCGAGTCCGCGAGCAAGCAGGGCTCCATGGGCTTCAAGGAGCTGCAGGCGGCACTGCCCGAGCTCCTCGGCCAGACGAAGTCTCTGGGGCAGGGGGGCATCGAGTCGGTCCGGACCGTGGCAGCGATGCTCGAGACGGTCTCGGCCTTCTACCCCGACTCCATGGAGCGGACCCGGACCTACACCCGTCAGGCCATCGCGGTCCTCTCCCGGGCCCAGGTCCAGGACAACCTGCAGAAGCAGCTGGGCGTTACGATCGACAATACCAAGACGCTCAAGGAGAATATCTTTGGCGTCATGGACGCCCTGAGCGGTCTCGATGACCCGACCAGGGCGATGTACCAGATCTTCGGCTCCGAGGAGGCCGTCAACGCCTGGAAGGCCCTGCTCACGGAGCGGGGCACGTTCGAGAACATCATCACCGTGGAGTCCGGGACGAAGGGCTTCATGGACTTCCTCAACGACCAGAACGAAGAGACAGCCTCGAAGATGAAGCAGCTCAAGGAGCAGTTCATCGGGCTGATCGACGAGACGCTTCTGACCGAGGAAGGGATGGAGGCCCTGGGGGAGATCCTCGACAACCTCGGGATGTCCGTGGAGGGCACGAGCTTCGCTCTGCAGGCAGCGTCCGAGTTCTGGATGGGCCTTCTGGACAAGCTCGAGGTGCCGGAGTGGATGGAGCGCCTCGGCTTCGTCGACGAGGGTGGCAAGGCGAAGGAAGCCGCCGAGATGACCCAGGCCGAGCAGCAGGCGAGACGCATCATGGGCGGGTACGCGATCGCCGGGCCCGGCACGGCCATGTCCCCTGAGTCCAAGGAGTTCGAGGACTGGCTCGCGAATTCCGAGTACGCGGGGCTGGCCGAGAAGCTGCTCCCGGAAGGCAATCTCAGAACCAAGTACATGAAGAAGACGCTGAAGACGTCCTTCAACATCGGCGACGAGACCTACTCCGAGATGGCCAAAGCCTACGCCGAGCACCTGGAGAAGCAGGGCAAAGCACCAGGGCAGGGCGCTGCTCTGAGCGGTGATGCGCTGAGGCCCCTGGCCGACAGCCTCGACAAGCTGAACGCGACGCTCAAGAAGCAGAAGATCGACGTGACCGTGACACTGCCCGGGGCCGCCGACGCTCCACCGGCCGAGACCTCGGTCTTCGGTGAGTGATGGAATGGGACAAGACTCAGATCTACGATGCCTCGTTCAAGGGCGTCGAGTTCAAGGTCCTCTCCGCATCCGTGGGCCGCGGGAAGCGCCACAGGAGCGTCGGGTACACTAACCGCCCCGGTGGTCTTGCATGGGAGGGGGGGCGCAAGCCGGTCCCCATCAACATGACCGCCGTCTTCTTCGGGGAGAGGTGGAAGCAGCGAGCAGAGGACCTCATCGAGGTCTGCGACGCGATCGGCGCCGGCACTCTCGTCCACCCGATCTACGGCGAGATCTGGGCGCTGGCCACTGACTACCCAGACGAGGTGCGTGGCGACAGCCCGAACCTCATCGAGATGCGCCTCAGCTTCCTCGAGGTGGCCCAGGGCGAGCACGCCTGGAAGAACGTCATCGAGATCCTCTCGCCGGAGGCGCGTGCCGGGGCCGTGGCCAACTACCTGGACACCGCCCTGGGCTTTTCGAGCCCGTCCTCTTTCTCCTTCCATGTCTCCGCCTACCTGACCATCCTCGCGAGCACCACCCTCACCGTCCCCTTCATGCACGCCTCTCTCTCGGCGGCGATCCAGTCCATCATCGCCTTGGCCGAGAGCCTCGACGAGGGTGCCGTGCCCCTCTACTGGGACTACCTGGGTGACGCGCACAGGATCGGTCAGCTGCTCATCGAGGCAACCGACATCCAGGTCGGTCAGAGAGGCAAGCTCGGCATCTACCGTGTCGAGCGGGAGATGACTCTGGTGGATGTGGCCGCGGCGTGTGGCTGCACGGAGGAGGAGATCTTCCAGTACAACGAGGTGGGTGACCCCCTGCAGATCGATGCGAACACCCTTCTCATCGTGCCGGCATGAAGGGGCTCGTAGGAGAGCACCTCGTCGAACTCAAGATCGGCGATCTGCTCGTCGATACCTGGCAGAGATTCCGGAACGTCCACGACATGACGAGCCCGGCCGACACGTTCGACATGACCTTCGGCGTGGCAACGTGGGATCCGCGTGTCGACCCCGAGCCCATCATCAACAGGATCAGGGCCGCTGGAGACTCCTTCGAGAAGGTCGAGCTGTTCATCGATGGGGCGAAGCAGCTCACGGGGTATCTGGACACCATCAATGGTGTCGGGACCGGCGACGGCGCGGCCATCCACATCTCTGGTCGAGATGTCGGTGGCCAGGTCGTCGACAGAGAATTGGAACTAGGCTTCAACGTCAAGGGCCTGTTCCTCCTCGACATCCTGGAGATGCTGCTGGGCGAATGGAACATCCCCGTCATCATCGGCAACGATGACAACCGGGTGGTCGTCACCACGAAGAAGAAGACGTACACCGTCAAGGACCTCGAGACGGCCAAGAAGCAGAAGTGGTACAAGGACGTCGTCGGTAAGCCATGGTCGGGCTACGAGTTCTCGACGAGCGGGACCGCCACCGACACGCTCTCGGCCTACGTCGAGGTCGTCAAGAACCGCAAGATAGCGAAGGAGCTCAAGCCCAAGCCCGACGACACGTACTGGAACTTCATCCAGAGGCTACTCAGGACCCAGCACCTGCTCGGGTGGTTCGGGGCGGATGGCTCGTTCATCGTGGGCACTCCCGACTACGACCAGGCCCCGCTGTTCCGCGCCACGAACGTCATCGAGCTTCCGGGCATGCCTCCGCCGACTACGTACACGACCGAGATGAACAACACCGAGGGCGGTGACTGGGCCGGCCAGCCCGGCCAGCGCTACTCCCACGTCTACGTCTTCGGCAAGCAAGGCAAGGAGCCCATCAAGGCCGTGGCCATGGACGAGGAGCTCGTTGCCAACAAGGTGAACCGTCCCCACTACCACAGGGACCGAAACATCACGTCAATCGAGGAGGCCCGCAGGGTGGCTCAGAGGCTGCTCGTCGAGAGTCAGATCAAGGGCACTGCACTTGAGTACCCCATGGCTGGCTTCGGTCAGGGAGACTACCTCTACGGCTTCGACACGGTCTGGGACGTCTACGACGACGAGCCGTCGCGCTATATCCACGACCAGATGTACTGCCCGAAGGTCATCCAGGAGTACGACATGGACAATCTCGGGCCTCGCACGACCGTAACTCTACAGCCCAAGGGAATCATCGAGGTTCCGACGTCATGAGGGTATCGAAGATCGCCTACTCCATGATCGAGAAGGCGTTCCAGTGGGTGGACATCATCCGCGAGGGCCATGCCACCAACAGGGAGGTCCAGTGTGAAGGAGATCGGGACGAAACCGAGGACGGACGAGAGACCTGGCGTGCTGCTTTCAGTGTCAGTCCTGCCGGGTTCAAGCACCGAGCGGCTGCTGCGGTCAGCGGTGTCGCCAAGGAGAAGGGATTTCTCCTCGACGTCCTCGGGGGAATCCTCCTCGGTGCGCATCTTGAGGATGGGGAACCGACGGATCTCCAGGAGGGTGAGACGGCCATCTTCTCGTCTGGAGGCGCTCAGGTCCGCTGCACGAGTACGATCGTCCAGATAGGCTCGGGATCGGGCGGGCTCCTCATCCGCAAGGACAACTTCTCGACCTGGTGGACAAACACACCTGCTGCGAATCACGCCATCCACAAGCATCCCGGGATGCCAGGGCCGGGCACGACTGGCGTGCCGGATACAGCTCTGGGCTCGGTGGGTCCGATCGAGGGCTCAGAGGGCCATACGGTGAAGTAGATGGGACTGAGCATCGGCGACAAGGACTGCACCTCGGGCCTCTCGAAGAGGATCTACGACAACCTCAAGGCGGAGTGGCTCAACGAGTTTAACTACGATCTGGGCGGAGAGTCAGCCGACAATCAGACCACGTGGAAACTCGTCTGCTACGCGGTTGCGAAGGGTGTCGTGGACGAGCTCGAGGCGAACGCCGAGCTCGACAGCGCCGTGGCCACGATCGAGACCACGGACTCGGGACTCCAGCGTGACCCGGCCACGACCAACAACTGCCTCGGGCCCTCGTTGCAGAAGACGATCGTGGTGACCGGGGGGATCACATGAGGCGGACCAGGAAGATCGACCCGAAGACGGGTTCCTACGTCATGGAGAACGGAGCCTGGGTGTGGGACGAGAGCGGTGCGTCGCAGATCTATCAACGGGTCAAGACCAAGAGGGGTAGCGTCCCCAGTGATCCCACGTTCGGAAACGAGTTCATGAACCGCAAGAAGATGGACCACAACATCCTCGAGGTGGCGAAGAGGGACTACGCAGAGGCGGTCGAGCCGATCATCGACGACGGCACGATCGACAGCTTCGAGCTCACCGTCGCCGAGGTGAATGCCAATGATCCTGGCCGCGTGGACTACGGCTTCATCTGGGAGGCAGAGGGTGAGGAGCACTCCTACGACGGGCGGCTCGCATACGGAACAGACTGATGGCAATCACGTGGCCGACAAAGTCGGAGCTTCAAGAGAAGTTCCTGGGGTGGTACCGGACCTTCTTCCCCAACATCAGTGTGGCCAGGGGAACGGATCCGTGGCTCGAGAGCCACTCGGTCACCGGCGTGGCCGGCATGATCCTAGCCCGAGCCAAGCAGATCTACGCCGCCATCTTCATCACCACCGCCACCGGAAGCGACCTCGACGAGCATGGCGAGACGTACCTGCCGGAGGACAAGAGACGAAAGGCCTCGAGCGGGACAACCTCAGGCGAGATCACGCTCACCGGAACGGCCACGGCCGTGCCGACGAATACCAAGTGGGTCCATGCTGACGGGACGGAGTACTACAACTCGGACGCTGTCTCCGTGGCAGACTGGGCTGGTGGCTCGGTCGATGTCGATGTCCTCTCCAGCGACACGGGCCAGATCTGCAACAAGACCGCTGGCGAGATTCTGACCATCGTCACGCCGATTTCAGGTGTGGACGATGAGGCAACCGTGAAGTCAGGATCCCCGCTGGCTGGTGCCACCGATGAGGAGACGGACGACGAGTACAGAACGAGGATCCTCTCGTGGCTGCAGAACCCGCCCGGAGGTGGCAACTACGGTCACTACAAGAACTACGCCGAGGGCGTTGGAGGCTGCGAGAAGGCCTACGTCTACCCTCACTTCGATCGCGATGGTGACGGCAACGACGACCTCGGCACGGTGGACATCGTCTGCCTCGGGCCGGGCGTGACGAGCGACGTTCCGACTGGTGACCGCTTCAATGTCGACGTGAACGCCGTCTGGGATGAGCTGGCAGGTGAGGTGAGACCCTGTACCGCCGATCTGGGCACACGAGGTGTATCCGGGGTCCTGATCGCCACGGAGCAGACGGAGCCTGTGGACGTGGACGTGACGGTTCACGACGGCTACGAGTACGACTGGTCCGGTTCCTTCACGGTCACGAGCATGACCGGGGACACGCAGCTGAATCTCTCATCCAGTCCAGTGGGTACGATCTCCGAGGGGGATCGGGTCCTCTTCAACGTTCAGGTGGGGACCGACTGGCAGCCATGCGTGAGGGTCGTTGCCGCTGGGGGTGTGACGGCCACGCACATCATCGTCACCGAGTCGTTCCCGTCATCCACACCCGATACTGGCTCGGGAGGACTGAAGCCGGCAGGGCCGGGCACCCAGGACCAGCTCGACGCAATCCTGGACGTGTTCGATGGGCTCACTCCTGGTGATACTGCCAATGCCACCAGGCGGCCGGCGGTGAGTGCCGATCATCCAACGGACCTCATCAAGGCCGATATCGTGGATGCATTGCAGTCCCTGGCCTCGGTCAAGAACACCACGGTCAACCAGCCCACGGTCGACAAGACACCGACCGACGCGAAGTACCTCATCCGCAACGGCAAGATCTACATCGAGCCACCTCCGTAGCCGGGCAGACAATCGATGGCAGTATTCGGAGACTTCTTCGGGGACCTCTTCGGCTCCGAGAGCGCGGTGACGCGCCTCGCTCGAGCCCTGGGCAGATCCTGGGGCGAGGGCGCGATGGAGACGGGGACAGAGTCCGATCCGACGGACTTCCAGAAGTTCCTGCTGGTCCGGGCCGGATTCCTGGCCGAGGTGAGGAGCTACGTCGAAGCGGTCAGGGACCAGGCCTTCCCCGGCATCGCCCGGTACTCGGTCGAGACATGGGAGTACATCAAGAACGTGCCTTCGGCACCGCCCGAGATGTACCTCGGGGACCGGATGGCCCGCGTTCTGGCCTTCTGCCAGACGGCCATGGGAGCCCGACCGAGCGACATCGTCTCGGCCATTCTGAACCTTGCCGGAGTCGACGAGGTGCACATCCTCGAGCGTGTCGCTGCGGACTGCACGGATAAGCCGTCGAACATCTTCGAATTCTTCACCCTCCTCATGGAGGACACCCTCGAGGACGACCAACTGCGGGGGGACATCAACGAGATCGTTGACCGCTGGAAGCCGGCTCATACCCGGCATGGACGGGGCCCCTACGGTGGCTGTCGCGAGGCCGATCCATCGGACATCACGACACCGCAGTACTTCAAGACAGGCTCGGGCCCCGAGAAGACCGGCCGCAACCTCATCAAACACTCACCATAGGGCATTCGCATGGACCCACGAGTACAGAGCTACAGCGACCCTGCAGACATCTACGGCCAGGAGCTGGAGGAGATGCAGGACGCGATGGTCGAGCATCGACTCGCTGACGGTTGCACCGACGCGAAGCCATCGACTTGGTCGGCGCCCGGCAGCATCAAGGCTCGTCGAGTCGGAGAGGCGCGCATCGGCCTGCACCACGAGTGCACCACGGGGGGCGAGACGATCCTGGATGACTCGGTCGACTGGCGGGACAGGTACGTGGACCGGGCATGGGTGGCCGGTGAGGATGCCGACAGCAAGATGCCTGGCGGGACTGGCTACGCTGCAGCGTCGACCTACGCCAAGCAGGAGCTCGACGGCTACACGGGAAAGGGCGCCACAGGTGGAGCACCTCCTACCCTGAGCACCGGCCAGGGCATTGGTGAGTACTGGACGCCCTGGACCAACTTCTACATCTACGTCACCACCACGGGCAAGCTCGCCTGCTACAACAACATCGGCTCGCCGGTCTATCTCTGGGGTGTCATCGGCCTGACCGGCCCGATCGGAGGGACGCCATGAGTGAGGGCTCCTACCTGAGCGGCTCTCCCCCCTCGAGGACCGAGGGCTCCTACGGCCCGACCAAGCAGCAGCCGGGCCTCAAGTGGGGCAAGGGCCTGCTGCAGATCGTCGCCGACGAGGTGAACCGGGCCCTCGACGATCTCATCAGCATCTGGAAGACCGTCGGGGCCCAGGGCAGCACGGACCCCAGGAGCCATGAGTATCGCCTGGACGAGCTCGAGAAAGTCTACCCGGGCTTCGACGAGGAGTTCGTGGGGTACTCGGGCGTCGCAGCGTCCATCTACCTGGATGACATCGGCGGAACGGGCAGCGTGGCCAACACCTGGTCGGACGCGGTGGGCGTCGGCAAGGTCCAGGCCGTCGCCGCCACGGAGACGGGGTGGGGTGGGGCGGACGGCGTGTTCGACATGCAGAGCACCGAGGTCCAGATCCGGCACACGATCAGCTCGCTGCCCAGCACGGCCGGCGACATCCTGCGGATCGGGCTGTGGAAGGACTCGAACAACTACGTCATGTTCCACTCGACGAGGACTGCAGGCGGGTTCCCTGCCTGGACGGTCGAGGTGATGAGCGGGGGCGTTTCCCAGGGCTCGCAGGTACTCACGGCCTCGCCAGACAGCGTGCCCGACTGGCACACGTTCAAGATCATCACCACGGGGACCACGGCACGGTTCATCTATGACGAGGGCGAGACGGGCGAGGAGGACGTGACCCTCACGGCCACGCCTCCCTCGGTCATGGCCGACCCGAGGACCACCGTGACCTCGAACTCCGGGGGTGAGGACCACTACACCGACTACGTCCGGTGCCACAGCACCGAGGCCTACACGTAGAGGAGACAGGCCCATGGCAAAGGCACACGCCGATACGCTGCAGCACATCTTCAACAAGCTCGGTGCCTGGGTGCAGCCGAGGCTCCCGCACATGCGGGTCCACACGAGCACGCCCACGCCCGAGGTGGACGACGAGGTCATCGAGGCGATCTGCAACGCCGTCGGTTCCCGGCACATGCACCTGACCCAGGGGCTGATGTACGACAGCTCCAGCGTGACGGCGTGGCTGCGGTCGCACGCGACCATCGTGGGCCAGGGTACTGTGGACCTCACCGTGGCGAACACCGCCTACCAGCTCACGGCCGCGGACACGCCCTGCGACCTGGTTCTTCTGAGTGGAGTGGGCACGGGGCCCATCATCCACGGCAAGAGCGACATCACGACGGCAGGGGCCATCGTGCCCATCGGCAACGTCGTGCCGCTGCCGATCCGCATCATCAACGCCAACCTCATCTACTTGGCCTCAGCGAATGCCGGGGACGATGGGATGTTCACCGCCTACAGGCTCTAGGCCCCGCACCAGGAGGAGATCATGGACTACACCGCAGAGTACACCGAGAAGGTGCGGAAGGACGGCTCGTTCGAGAGCGACGTCCTGATCAAGGACGACAAGGGCAACCCCGTCGAGTGGAAGGACGGCCGGCCGCTCACGCTCGCCGTGACCGGCTACAAGGACGAGGCCGGGCGCAAGGCCATGGTGGCCGCGCGGCTCAGGACGCTGCTGCCGAAGCTCGAGAAGGAAAAGGAGCTGCCCGAGCACCCGGTCATGAAGAAGTCCGAGACGATCGAGGCAACGGACCTGGCGTCCGAGGAGTAGGCCGTGCGCGGACTGCCGATACCGGTGGGCAAGGACTGGCCGGGGCTGGCGCTCCGGGCCGGCGGCGGCCACCTCGTCGATACAGATGCCGAGTATGAGATCAGCCTCTCAGATTACCTCGTCGAGTTCTGGGCGCAGCCCGGATTGTCCGTACAGCCGACAACGTACTGCGTCCAGGTCACTGGCGGGACGCATACGATGCAGTGCGGGCTAAACCAGAACGGGCAGCAGCTGGTTATGTACCTCGGTTCGACGAGCGTGACCAGCCTCGCTACCACTTCGATCACGGGTGCGATGCTGCACGGCATGGTGGCCGTGGACCGCGACACAAAGGTCTACTTCCACGTGAACGGGGAGGACGCCGGGGACAAGACCGCCCTGGTTGGCGAAGCAGCAACGGATATCGACTCAACGAACCTTACGCTGGGCGGCGTGACGATCAACAACCGCGTCCTCCGTCAAGCAATGGGTCGGCTGATCATCTTCCCGGCCGGCGTGTTCCCGACCGAGGAGGAGCTCGACCAGATCGCGGCCGAGCGGTACGACAACCCGTGGGAGGAGAGCCCGACGCTGCTGCGGATCCTGGATTCCGCATACACGGCCGCTGTGCGGTCGCAGCCTAACTTCTACGACGTGAGCAACTTCACAGCGACGAGCGTCCCGAACGACGGGACGGGCGGGGACTTCACCATCAGCGGATCGCTCGAATGGGCCGAGGTACGCACGCAGATCATCCGTGCCCCCATTGCGAAGCCGGACGAGGACTGGTTCACGCTGGACCACAATACGCGGGGTATTAACACGGACGACCTCGGCCTCGGGGCAGGGTCGTTCATCCACGAGGCGATCATCAGCGAGGTGTCATCCCTGCCCGTGGGCCTGACGCTGATCGCGTACTCTGCCGATTCGCTCAACGAGAAGATCCAGATCAACGTCAACACCAGCGGGGAGTTGTGGGCGCAGTTCAGGATCGGCGGGTCGTACAGGTCCGTCCTGATCACCGGCCCAGGATACAGCGAATACGGCCGGGAAGGCATCAACGTGATCACGCAGGTCATCGACGCCGCCGGTGCGTGGTGCCGCGCCTACGTCAACGGGATCTTCATGGGCAAGCAGGAGGCCCTCCCGGCTGGCCTGGACATGAGCGGCGACGTGCAGGTGGTCTTCGGGCGCAACACGGAGGAGGACGGCGTCCTCGCCTCGCGCCTGTGGTATTGGCCCGGCGCGGCATCCAGCGTGCCGAGCGACTTCCTAGAGGTCATGCGCGCCCGCGTGAGCGACCCGTGGAAGCGGGAGACCTACGACTACGACGCGAACGCCATCTACGCCGAGTACCTGAACAACACCACGGCGCAGAGCTACGGTAGCACGAGCATGATCAACCTGGCGCAGCCGGGAACATGCGACCTGCCGGTCGGAGGGTCCATCGGCAACCTGCGGACGCTGCGTCTGCGAGGTGCAGCATGATCGCGGTTCCAAGCGGACGGGATCTCCTGGGCGCGGCCAGTGGTGTGGGCTCGACGCGGAACGCGCAGGTCACGTACCCGGCGCTGCCGAACGGCGAGGCCATCGTGTTCCTGCACTGGTTCCATATCTTCGACCCGGAGAAGATGTCGGCCGGAGAGTACATCCCTTTCCGTATCAGGGACAGCGTGACACCGGACGAGTCGGTCAACGCGTACACGTATCCTGGCGGGGGCGTGCGCTGGTGGGCCGAGCACACGGGCACGAGCAAGTACGGCGACCCGGTCATGTTCACGCGTGGCGGCGAGTTCTTCCACGCCTTCGTCTTCGACAGGGACAACGGCGTCATGGAGGTGTGGCGCGACGGTCGGTTGATGATGCAGAACCCGCTGTCGCAGGATCCCGACCTGAGCGGCACGAACTGGGTCTACTTCAACACGGCGGGCGGTGCCATCGATTGCCAGATGCACCACTGGCGAGCATCGCTGCTGACGCTCGAGGCTGGAGCTGTTCCCACGGAGGGCCAGTGGGGTGACTGGCTGCGCGGCATGATGGACCCGCAGACGCCGCTGCACGCGAAGATCCGCGAGCGTGTCGGGACACGATACAGCGACTGGAACTGGGGCGAGGGAGTGGAGGGGTCTGCGACCATTATTGATCACGGTGACTCAGGGCAGAACATGACTTGGCAGGGTGGCCTGGACTGCGACAATGTGCGAGTGCCACGTCGCGTTCCCCTGCCGTCAGTGCGCCGGTCCTGGTACTCGTGCATCCCTGGCACGACGGCGGGAACCGGGATCGACGATCTTGGCTTCGTCGGTGGTAAGCCCGTGATCGCTCGCGTGCTGTTCCCACCGTCGCACATCGTACCCGGCGGTGGCGCGCACAGCATGGCGTCGATCACTGGCAACAGTTCGGATGATTTCCTGTACTGGAGGCAGACCAGCACGCCCGCACTGGCCGCCTACGCCAAGGCGGCCGGCGGATTGGCACCTCTCCAGGCGCTGTTCCAGGATCAATATGAGTGGTGGGGTGACCTCTACTTCATCTGCGAAGGAACGAATGTCAAACTGATCCTCAACGGCCACCACATCGGCGACCTGACCATCGACGCGGCGATTGACTTTGAGGGGGCGAACAGCGTGTGTGGATTCAACGGCAACGGCCCGTGCATCCGGCAGGCGTACTGGGAGGTAGACGAGGTCCCCGACGAACTCGAGGACGAGATCATCGCGTGCCTCCGCAACCCGGAGATCGACCCGCTGTGCCTGGGCGATCCGCTGCTCGACTTCCCATGGCGGTCGGACCTCTTCCCGCTGGGCACGGAGACGTCGCTGGCGAACCAAGGCACGGCACCGGGCGTGTCCATGGGCCTGAGCGGGCAGTTCCAGAACATCACGAAGCGCATGATCACGGGCTACGACCCGTAGGAGACCCTGGATGCCACCGAGAGACGACCCCATGGAGCAGACCTTGCCCCCCGGCACGATCCTGGAGTTCGGCCAGCGGATAACCCGCGTGGAGACCCGGATGGACAGCCTGGAGAGGACGGTCGACACGGGCTTCGAGCAGGTCATGACCCGCCTCAACGAGGGGAGTCAGAAGTTCGCGATCCAGAACGGCAAGATCTCCAAGCTCCAGCACTGGCGCACGTACATCCTCGGAGGGATCGGCGTGCTGGTCTTCCTGGTCTACCTCTTCCTCGAGGCGTACAAGACGTTCGGGGGGTAAATTGGTCGAGCCGTCGGCGGTGGCGAGCTTGGAGGGTTTTCCCTGCGGCATGGAACCAGTCGGTCCCCCCCCACGGGGATAGCCGCCAGGACCGCCGCCGGCCCGTACTCCAGCAGATAATCACGTATCCCAGCCTGTCAACCCCATGAGGTGGATGGGAGTGTGTGGTAGGGGGCCGAGGTAGGGCCCAGGACTCTCCATCACAACGAGGTGAACCATGAAGCGGTACGCACCGTGGGTGGCGCTGTGCGCCATCCTCCTGGCGGGTGTCCTCGGCCAGACGGCCGGCGCCCAGGAACCTGATCGCATGACCACCATGGCCGCGCCGGCGCTCGAGCCCGGCCCGGTCGCGCTCGAGCCCGAGACGATCTCGGCGGTGCCGTCCGTGGCGCCGGCACCCGAGCCGGCCCCGGTGGAGACCGGAGAGCTCCCGGCCGAGTGGACCTGGAGCGACTACCTGAAGCTCCTGGCCCTGAAGCTGCTCCCAACGTTCGTGTACGTCATCGGTGGCCTGCTCCTCACTCTGGGGCTCGTGGCCACGTACTACCTGAGGAAGCACACGGGCATCAACATCACGGCCCAGCAGTTCACCATGTACCAGAACATCGCTGGTCTGGCCTGGAAGTCTGTCGAGGAGAGGCTCCGAGCGGGGATCCTGAAGCTCCCGGACGGCGAAGCTCCGAAGGGAGCACAGAAGATGGAGGCGGCGCTCGATATCGCCCTCGAGATGGCGAACGAGCTGCAGCTGCCCCAGATGGGCCGGGAACGCCTGCAGAAGCTCATCGAGGCGGCGTTGCTCGAGAGCCGGCCCCTGGAGCTCCAGTCCGTGACCGTGAACCAGACCAGCGAGCCCCAGCGGGGGGGAGCGATGATCGGGGGTGGGCAGTGAAGCGCAAGCCGACAGCCCTGCTGATGGTCGCCATCCTCATGGCGGTCATGAGCACGGCGGAGAAGTGCGAGAAGGAAGACGTCCGCTCCCAGATCTGGAAGTGGAAGAACAAGGCCGGCAAGGCCCTCGTCCAGGCGAACAAGGCGTGGGAGGAGTTCTACGAGCTCCGCTCCGACGAGATCGGGGACAAGATCATCGCGGACAACCCCGGCCTCTCCGACGAGGAGAAGCTCGCCCTGTTCGAGGAGGCCCTGGCCGACCTCGACGAACACAACGAGCGCTACCAGACCGCCAAGGTGTCTACCGCCCTGGGGCTGGACGCGCTCGAGGAGGCCCTGGATGCGTGGGGCGAAGCGACGGAACCGGACAAGCCGACATGGCAGAAGGCCGTCAACGCCACACGTTCCGTCCTGCGAGGGCTCGAGGACATACTGGCCATCCTCATCAGGTGCAAGGTCGAAGTCCCCAACGCGCTCGACACGGCCATCGCGGGCGGGGCCAATCTCCTGGACATCATCTCGCCCGACCCTGACCCCGACGAGGTGACGCCATGAAGTACTTCGAGCTGCTGCTCCGGCTGGCGCTGGGCATCACGAGGATCATCCAGGAGAAGGGGGACGACGCGGCCGATGTCCG